TAACGATGATCATATTCATCGAGCGGTCTTCGTTGACTGCTACTTCCTTACCGCCAACAAGCATACGAAACACACCGCCTTCGATTGAGATACGCTTTGCACCGCCACCGCCACTACCCCCTGCCAATGCTTGGGTTGCTTCGTCTTGCATATCTTTGAGATATGCGGGTAAACCACCTTTGAACAATGCTAATTCAGACATCTATTTCTCCTTACAGATCTTTGTCTGGGTTAAAGTCAAGTTCCAACTGCCGAGGGTCTTTCTTCTGCTCCTCGATTTCTTTTGCCTTGCTGTAATTTTTCAGTGCTGCGTCAACGTCAGACAGCTTGAAGCGGTACACATTGGCAATCTTTAATGCGGGGATAATGTCAGCTCGCATCCACGAGCGCACGGTTGAGATTGACACTGAATAATGCTTCGCCACATCTTCAATCGTGATGTACTTCTCATCAACGACTTCCATTAATTTCTCCTACGTTGAACGGTTACGGAGTATTCGCTGTCCACATTCATCCCCGGTGGCAGCAAATCGGGGTTGTTCTCCAAGAACTCTTTCAAATTGTTTTGATGCACCCGCCTCTCTAACACCTGCGGGATGTTGTGTTCCATGATGAAGTTGTAAAAGTTATCCCAATCGCTCGTCCAGTATTTTTTGTTGACGGTGCGGTACACCAACCCTTCGGTGGTGCGGATGCTTTCTACATTGGCTGAGCGCATCTGGTCGAGAAGTTCGTTCTTAACCAAACGCATCTTCTCGCTTATGGCTTCGTATGCTGTGTCGTATTCGCGGGTTAGGGCTTCGCGTTTTTCCCGCATCTTGATATAGACGCGGACTAGCTTATCGACGGAGATACCGTCCTCTTTGTCAGTCATCTTACTCTCCTGTGTTGTGTTATGCCGCTAATATAATGGCATTAAATGCTCTTGTCAAGCACTTCCTTGTATAAGGATACAAGTTGTACGTGGGCATTAACTTTACTATCAAGAAGTTTGTATAAATGTTTTTCTGCGTTACTGCCTACCAACCGTACGACAGTCACCTTGTTTGTTTGCCCTGCTCGGTGCGCCCGTGCGTTGGCCTGTGCGTAGATCTCATGCGAGGGGGTTGGCCCCCACCACACAATCGTATCGGCAGCGGTTAGCGTAACCCCATGCGCTGCGGCTTGGGGCTGCACAAGAAGCACCTTGATGTTTGAGGTGCTTTGAAAGTCATTAAATATCCTTGTGCGGCTACCCGCAGATACCTCACCGCTGATGACCTCAACTGATATGCCATCATCAGTTAGTCGTTCTTTCAGCACTTCAATCGTATGTTTGAACGGAATGAAAACAATAACCTTATGGTTTGTTTCTTCGATGACTTCTTGCAGTACGGTGTAGCGGTTCTTGATGTCAAAGACTACGGTTTCGCCAGAGTCGGTGTAGGCTGCGCCACATGAAATTTGTAGCAATTTGTTTAAGCCAACCGCTGCGTTGACCGCTGTAATTTCTTCTCCGGCAGCGGTGACAACCATTTGCTTGCGAAGTGTTTCATAATACTTTTTTTGTTGTGGGGTTAGTTCGATGTTGCGTGTGACATAAACCATGTCAGGCAAATCGAGGCACTCACTTTTTGTAAAGCGAATAGCAGGTTGCAGTGCGTTGAATACTGTATCTGTTGCACTGTCTTTTGGCTCCCATCGATAGCGTGAGATCTGGTACATCACCATGTCACGATATGCTGAATAAATTTTTGGAACACCTAATGGGTTCACTAGTTTGCCAAGCCCATACGCATCGAGCGGCGACTGTGCAGCGGGTGTGCCCGTCAACATCCAAAGCCATGTTTCCGGTTTAAGTAATTTGTACAGTGTTCTCCACCGCACCGTACTAATATTTTTATAAGCGTTCGCTTCGTCTACAACAATTAGATCGAAATTAGCCGTAGCGATTTCGTCTTTGACAATCGGCATCCCATCATAATTTATGATTACAAATTCTGCATCACCTTGGATAATCTTCTTACGTTTATCAGCTTGCCCATAGGCTATGTCAACGCTTCTGTGCATGGCAAACTTAAATAGATCGTTGCGCCATGCCGAGTCCATGATTGATAGTGGGCAGATCACAAGCACACGTTTAATCAGTCCTGCTTTCATCAGGTAGTCAGCAGCCCATATGACTGATCCAGTTTTTCCAGTGCCCTGCTCGTTGAGGCAAAAGGCCCGCCTGTTCAATGTCAGGAACGCTGCTGTGGTTTTCTGGTGCTCAAACGGTTTGTGTATACCGTCCCATGCGTAATCACGCATGATGGGTGATGGTACGTTACGAATCTTAAGATTGCGTAAGGCTTGGGCTTCAGGAAGCCCCCACTTCACAAGAACTTGCGTGGAACCAGAAGGTTCTTTACCGACGATGCGGCTATCAGGTATGTGTGCGGTAACCGTCTGCGGGTTTTTTAGACGCAATAAGAGCGCCCTGTTGTCGATGATTTCCATTTACTCTCCATATTATTTTTCACGTTTACTTGTTTCAGACACAAGTGCGCTTTTTGAATTTCTTTTGAACGATCTGTTTTTTGAAGTGTTTTGAATAAAGTATCCGTCTTTGTTTGATCCTCCGTTACTTAGTGCTTTGCGGTGTGCAACATCCTTACCTTCACGACGATCAGCTTTCCCGTCATGGTCTTTATCTGCACCGTTCTTATCAATAGCGCGTCTTGCTCGCTGACGTTCTAGCTTACCTGCTATGTCGCCCCTAGTTAGCTGTTGTTGATATTCTTTCTTGTATGGGCGGGGTTTGTTAACGTACGGCATTACTTGTTCCTCCCATTGTGATCACAGCTAAGTACAGGGCACCAATTACGGCACAGAGCGTTAGGTTTAGGATTCCACACACCACTTTCATACGCCGTGGTCAGACGGTCATACTGCGCCATCCACTTACTCCAAGCCTCTTGTTGCTGATCTTGGTGGTATTTGTCTTTCACAAATGCGTTGCAGATAACAAAAAGCAACCCTGCGTTGACGCTCACGATTTCAGGGAAGTGTTTGAACACAGCTAACGACATCAGCTCTAACTGGTCTTTGTCAGCATACTGTGCACTCTTACCAGTTTTGTAGTCAACAATGAACGCCTTGCCGCGCTCTTTATCAAGGATCGCTAAATCAACAATCCCACGCCACCAGACATTCCTTGCACCAAACGTGCACGGCTCCAACTGACGGGTAAGCCCCATGCGGTACTCGCATAGTTTCTCCCCATTGATTTCGTTGAGCTTATCAAGCGCAGCTTTGGCAAAGTTAAAGTACGGTGGGAGCGGGGTGCCGTTCTTGATGTACTCCTCTGCCGCGCTGTGGAATCGCCCACCATAAATGGTGGCTTCGGTGGGAGGGTCAGCAACATCCTTGAGCACCTTAAGATGAAAATACTTCTTCGGGCACTGGTCAAACAGCTTGATGCTGCTAAAACTCCAAGCGGGTGTTGGCTTAGCTTTCTTTGTTTCCCTTGTCGGGAAGCGAACTTGCGATGATGTTTCTAGCATGATGTAGAGCGGTAAGAGCGGTAAGAATATGAACATACGCCATTATCGGGTCGTTATCAAGCAACTTTTTCTTAACCAACGCTAGCTCTTTTTCTGCCTCAAGAAACGGCACGATGTAATCATTCAGCTCAGCAATCACCATAAGTTTCCCCTATACCAGATTCACAATTGATGGGTAGCCCCTGCGCCCATTCAGGCACCCATCGCATACACTCTTCAACATAATCACGGGCTGAGTATTTCTCAGTCATGGGTGCCACGCAAGCAATCGCATCGTGCACGGTCAGTACCACTCGATACCGCTTAGCTATACGGATCATCTGTTCACCAATGATGCACCGAGCAATCGCCTGACACACATTCTCTATGACCTTCCCACCATAAATCTTCACCTGCCCCTTGCGGGTTTTGTAGTGGAATTCTTCACCCTCACCAGCAGACAGCTCGTCGTAACGCATTAACAACTTATTGGGTAGTTTGATTGCGTTGTGCTTACCAATCACCTTAAGCACTCCCGGCCTACCCAACGTACCCTCCACACTATCCTTCATCAAACCTAGCGCAAATTGTGCCTCGCGCCACAACGCCACGATGTGTGGGTTTGTTTTACGATAAATGTCGATGATGCGGCGGCACTCATCAAGCTCGGTTTCGACCCCCAAAATTTTCAACTGCGCTTGGAACTTCACCGCACCCATGCCGTAACCCGCACCGAGAATTGTAGTCTTGCCGACAAACCGCTGTTCTTTAGTCACCTGATCTTCGGGCACACCGTAGATCGCACTCGCCATTTTCTTGTACACATCCTCTTTCTTGGCAAAGGCTTCAACCAAGTCATCTTGCTGCGCCAACCATGCAAGCACCCGTGCCTCAATCTGAGATGAGTCCGAGTCGATGATGACATGCCCCTTGGGGGGCAGTATGGATTTCTTCAGCTTGTTAGCGTTTGCCCCTCGGCTTGGTAAGTTCTGTAAGTTCAGGTTATCCGACCCACCCCATCTGCCAGTGTGCGCTGCGTAATACTTTAGTGGTACAGGCATCAACCCACGTTCAGCAATACCTATAAAGCGTTCAGTGCGTGTTTCTTCTAGTGTGGATTTCGTACCGATACGGGCAGCGACAAGTGCTTGCACCCGCTCATCCTCATGCTCTAGCAAAGCCTTGAATTCCTCATCACTCTTTGCCATTGCGTAAGTTTCTTTGCCTGTTGTCGGGCTTATCTTCATGGGTGGTTCGACACCCATAGAGCGCAGCAATTCAGCAAACTTGGGGTTGCTCATCAGGTCATCACGGTTTGCTGCCGCATCAGCCAATAACTTTTCCTTGCGTTCCTGCACTTCTATTAGATGTTGTTGTAGTAATTCTTTATCGAGTCTTAATACTGGCTCAGTAAACATACGCAAGGTCAAGTCAATGAGCTTTATCTCTTGTGTGGGGAAATTTTTACCCACCATAAGCCTGTCAAAAAGTGTGTACGTCAGATCAACATCATTGATGCAGTAGTCGCCATACGCTGCTAAACCTTCTTCAGTGAATTCGGTGCGGCGCACACCCATTGCGTTAATGACCTCAGTGCCTTTCGCACCAATGTTATAACGTTCAGCTAAAGCCTTTAGCGAGCCACCCACTTCGACACCATGCAAAGCCCTCGCCATAGATAGCGTATCAAGCCATAGCTTAGGGCGCAGATCAAACACCCAATTAAGAATGGCACCATCAAACATAGCATTATGGGCAAGGCCAGCACTGTTTTCCCAATCGAACTGCATGAGCCAAGTTTTGATCTGCTCGTGTGTGCCACTTGCCCACTCCGTCTGGTTGTCATCTACTTTGACTGCTACACCAATAACTTCAAAGAACGCACTACGTATGTATTCTTCTGTTGTCATCTTGGTCAATGAGAACTCACGACTGTAGTAAGTCTCAAAGTCAATCGTTATTATTTTCATCTATCTCTCCTAGAAAGGTGCTTCTTCTATATCGGTCGGTTCTTTACTGACCTTCAATCGTTTAACTCGTTTCTTGTTAACGTATGCGTACACAGGGAACGGCCAATCTGTCTGGGGTATCCGCAGGTAGTAAAAATCACCATCTTCCTTAACAAAGTATCCCACCT